TTCCGGCACCTACGGCAACATTGACCGCTCCACCTACACCTGGTGGAAGAGCAAGCAGTACGCTGCAGGCTCGGTCAACCCGACCCGTCAGAACATCCTGCAGTACATCTCCGGCACCGTGAAGAACGGCGCTGAGATGCCCAGCTTCGGTGTCTGCGGTTTTGGTACCTGGACGCTGCTGGCTCAAGACTTCGTGGGCCAAGAGCAGTACGTCATCACCCCTGGCTCTGGATTCGACAGCGACCCCAACGGGCCGCAAGCCGCATTCCGCGCCTTGATGGTGGCTGGCGTTCCCATCTACCCCGATCCGTACTGCCCCGAGGGCACGGTGTACTTCCTAAACACCAACTACCTGTCGCTCTACATCCACGAGCAGGGTTCGTTTGTGTTTACGGGCTTCGAGTCCACCCTGCCAAACTGGCAGATTGGTTACGTCGGCGCTGTGCTGATGATCGCCGAATTGGTCAACGTCAAACCAAAGGCGATGTCCAAGGTGACGGGCTACAACTACCTTTCACTGTAAGGAGTACTCGTCATGGCACTCGGACTCAACAAAATCCTCGTTGCAGGCGCACTGACCAACTCGGCTGGCGCCTACTGGCAAACGACCACCGTCACCGCCACCACGGCTGGTGTCGTGGTTCCCGCCGGTACGTACCTGATGTTCCCCACGGCAAACGTGACGGTCACGGCCAACAATGGCTCGACCATCACCACGCTGATGGCGAACAACACGGGTGGCGTGCTCATCTCCGACGGCATCAACGTGTTTGTCAACGCTGCTTCGTCCAACACCACCGTGACCCTGGTCACCGTGGATGGCGGTCAGGCCGTGTCAAGCACCTACGCTTAAGGAGTAGGCAATGAACGCGAATCATGTAGGCGCACTCTACCCTGACCGATTCGGCAGTTTCGGTGTTGGCAAGCAGGCTACCGTTAACATCGGTGCCACGAGCAACACCGCCGCTACGATCTTCATGGGTGGCGGTTCTAGCTACATCGTTCGCCGTATCGTTGTCGCAAACGCCAACAAGAGCATTGCAACTGGCAATGTGAGCGTTCTCACCAGCAATGATGGGAATGCTTCCAACGCCATTGCAAGCGCAACCTTGTTGTCCAACGTCACCAGCACCTCGACCTTCCAAGACCTGACCCTTGCGGCTGGCGCGGCTACCACCGTGTACAGCGCAGGGGCCTTGTATGTCAAGGTCAACACTGCTGTGTCGGATGGAACTTGTGACATCACGGTATTTGGCGATGTTGTAACGCTATGAGCGATGTTGTCTACGTAACCAGTGACGACGAGCAGACCTTCACTGCGGAGTTCTGCGCCGTCGAATACACGTTCAAGAAGGGTGAAACGACTGCCCTGCCTATGGCAGCAGCACGACACATCTTCGGTTGCGGCGACAATGACAAGATGCCGTACCTGATCCGTCTGGGTTGGGTACGGCTCAACACCGAATACGACAAAGGATTGGAGAGGCTGGCCAAGATTGAATTCTCGGCAGAGCCTCCAAGCAAAGGCCGCTCGTTACCCTCGGCGGTTGGCGTAGTACCTCTGCACGTTGAAAAGCGTGCAGGGGGAAAATCCAATCCCAGGGCTGCTTAATATGGACGCTAAATGGCAACGCTATCTTCCTACCTTCTGGAAGTGCAAAGGCTCTTGCACGATGCTAACAGCGTCTTCTGGAGCGAAACCGAGCTAACTGATTACATCAATGAAGCTCGGGAAGAGGTTGTACGCGACACCGGATGTCTGCGCACCCTGCAGATTTCCTACACGCCTCTAGCTCCTGACGGCACAGCAGCGGTTATTTGGACACAAGGTGCAACTGTCGCTACCGGCAGTTACATCTTCTCCAACATCTTCATCTACGAGGTTGTCTCCGGCGGTGTACTGGGCACTTCTGCCCCTCCGTATCCGTCAGGCGCCAACGTTTTCCCGCCTACCACCAACTTTACAGACGGCACGGCCACGCTGCGCTACGTCGCCAACGCAGAAATCATCCCCTACTCTGCGCTCCCGCAAGGCGACCAAACGCTAGACGTGATCAACGTGACCCTGTACTGGGGCAACTCACGCATTCCGCTGCGGTATCTGCCGTGGTCTGACTTCAACGCACAGTTGCGTTATTGGCAGAACTACGTAGGCCGTCCGGTATGCTTCTCTACCTACGGACAAAAATCTCTGTACATCTCACCCGTGCCTGACCAGTCATACACGATTGAGGTGGATACCGTCATGCTGCCTGCTCCCTTGAGTCTTGCTACCTCTAATGCGGTAGACGAGATCAAGGCGCCGTACACCAACCCTGTTCAGTTCTACGCAGCCTACAAGGCCAAGTACAAGGAACAGAGCTACGGAGAGGCAGAAATCTTCAAACAACAATACCTCAAGGATGTGCAAGGAGTGCTCAACTCCGTGTACACCCGCCGCATTCCAACTCCATACTCGCAGATTTAAGTCATGGCAGCGGCTGAACAAAAGAAGTCCTACGCTGTCATCAAGAATTTCCTTGGTATCAACACCAAGGCAAACCGCACTGCGATTGATGAGAAGGAATTTTCCTGGATTGAGAACGCCATGCCCATTGGGTTTGGCAACATCAAGATCATTCCAGCACAAAAGACGGTGCGTGATAGTGGCAACACAGCCGTTGTCTTTGCCAACACCACCGTACACCTGACATCTGCCAACATCCTGCTGGACGACTACATCATGTCGTTCGATGACGCAGGCGGTGCCCAGTACTTTGACATCACCACAGGCACAAAAGGCAACGTGGCACCTGTCAATACCTTCTCGGGCGATGATGTCAACACCGCTCAGTACAAAAACGAGCTGGTCATCATCGGCGACCCGGAAAAAGGTCTGTTTACCTGGAATGGCACCAACCTTGTCAGCGGTAATTCTGTTGGTTACATAGGCATCACTAACCCAGGGTCTGGCTATACGCAGGCCCCGGTGGTCACAATCTCTGCGCCCAACCAAGCCAATGGTGTGCAGGCGCTGGCAGAGGCCACGATCACCACGGCTGCAGGTGGCGTGCGTGCAATCATCGTTGACACGCCTGGTACTGGCTACACCACTGTCCCGCTGGTTACGATTTCTGCTCCTGACATTGCTGGAAGCGTCACTGCCAAAGCATCGGCAACGGTCAGCAGCGGCAATGTAGTGTCTATTACGGTCACGGAAACAGGTAGTGGCTACATCAAAACGCCTACCGTCACCATCACAGGTGGCGGCGGCTCTAGTGCCAACGCAGTTGCAACCATCAGCACAGGGCAACTTACCAGCATCTTCCTCACAGAAGCAGGCTCTGGCTACACATCACCACCCACTGTGACCATTGAGGCTGCGCCAGCCGGTGGAACCAATGCGACTGCTATTGCCCAGCTCACGACATTCAAGAAAGGCACAGTCTCTGTCGTTGTAACCAACGGTGGCAGTGGCTACGCCAACGCTGCTAACGTCGTTGTCACCATCGGCAATGCAACTGGCTACACCACCCAGGCTACGGCCACGGCAATCGTCGGCGGCAATACGGTCAACCAAATCATCATGACCAATCCTGGGGCCGGGTATACCTCGACCTCTAACGTGGTGGTGACGATTACGGGTGGTGGTGGCAGTAACGCAGCAGCAAAAGCCATTGTCAACACAGACGATGTGCAGGATGTGGCCACGTTTGGTGGAAGAGTGTGGATAGCTTCTGGCAGAAATTTGTACTACTCAGCTGCAGACAGCGCCACCGACTTCACATCTGTCTCCGCAGGCAGCTTGACGCTCACAGACTCAACCCTGCGCGGAAACATCAAGGCTATTGTTTCTGCCAATAACTTTCTGTACATCTTTGGCGAAACAAGCATCAACATCATTTCTGACTTGCGTGTGACACAGGAGGGCACAACCCTCTTTACCAACACCAACGTCAGCGCCAGTATCGGAACAGGCCGCACAGACGCTATCTTTCCGTACTTCCGCAGCTTGCTGTTCATGAACGACTATGGCATGTACGCCCTGGTCGGCTCTACCACCAGCAAGTTGTCAGACACGCTAGATGGCATCTTCCCGAACATCGACTTCACACAGCCGATAACAGGTGGTCAAGTATTGATCAACAACATCCTGTGTGCCGCATTTAATTTCACCTACAACGACCCCGAGACATCACCACCAACTCCACGGCAGGTGCAGGCCATCTTCTTTGACAAGAAGTGGTTTATTGCCAGCCAAGGAGCTATTGACTATGTGGCCTCGGTTCCGGTTGCAGGAACAATTCGCTTGTATGGCACCGCTGATAAAGACCTGTATCAGCTCTACGGTGACGATAGCGCGCCCATCAACAGCATCATTAAGACGGCACTCATGCCGCTCAATGATCCTATCCGCACGAAACAAGCATTGAAGTTTGGTGTGGAAGCCACGCTGTCGGAAAGCGCGACCTTCAACATCACTGTAGACAGTGAAGTGGCATCTAGCCCTGTATACACCTTGAGCAACAACATCCAGTGGCTCAACAACGCAGGTCAAGTGATTCCCTGGACTAACAACGCATCTCAAGTTATTGGCTGGCTGCAGTCTTCTGGCTATTTCCTCTACAAGTCAGATGCCCAACAATATGGCAAATACCTGGGCCTCACGCTCACCAGTAGCGACCCAGGGTTTGTGGTCAACACGTTTGAGATGGAACACGAATTAAGAGTGAGGTTCTGACATGGCCGTCCCGTACACCTTTGCTGGCGCTACTTCTTCTATCCCGCTGTCACAGCTGGATACAAACTTCGCATCCACCATCACGCTGGGCAATACCGCTATCCAACTGGGTAACACGGTAACCACGCTCAACAACATGACGTTGGCTAACGTCACCATTTCCAGCGGGAATGTGACCATCACCAATGTCACGGTCACTACGGCCAACGTAACGGTTGGCAACATCACCACGCTTACCGGCACCAGCGCGACCTACACCAACATTGCTAGCGGCAACGTCACCATCACGGGGGGCACGCTCAACAACGTTGCTATCGGCGGCACCACGGCAGCTTCTGGCGCATTTACCACGCTGTCGGGTAACGGTGCTTTCTCGCTTACTGGCGACCAGGTTCAAATCTCTGAGGGTGGTACGGGTCAAACCACGGCCAACGCAGCTTTCAATGCGCTGGCCCCCTCGCAGACTGGCAACTCTGGCAAGTATTTGAAGACGGATGGCACAGATACGTCTTGGGATGCTATCGACATCAACACAGCCGACATCACCGGCACGTTGCCCATCCTCAATGGCGGTACTGGTCAGACGACAGCTAACGCTGCGTTCAACGCCCTAGCTCCGTCCCAAACCTCCCAGTCTGGCAAGTACCTCAAGACTGACGG